ATCAGCGGACTCAAATAGACTAGGAGAAACAAATGTTAGATGCACTGAAAGCACTCTTTGAAAACAATGTAGTTTCAGAAGACATCAAACTAGAGATCGAAGAAGCATGGAATGCAAAAATTCGCGAGAATAAGATGCAAGCTACAGCTGAACTTCGCGAAGAGTTTGCTCAAAAGTATGAGCACGACAAGCAAACAATGGTAGAAGCTATTGACGCAATGCTTGCCGATAAACTAAGCGAAGAAATTACTGAGTTCCAAGATGATCGCCAAAAATTAGCTGAAGCAAGAGCAAAATATGCCGTAGCAATGCGTGAAAACGCAAACCTAATGCAAAAATTTGTTGTACAGCAGTTAGGTAAAGAAATTGGCGAATTACACGAAGATCAGAAATTAATGGCTGACAAGTTCCATACATTGGAGAACTTTATTGTTGATGCACTTTCTAAAGAAATTGCAGAATTTTATGAAGATAAAAAAGATTTAGCTGAAACAAAGGTACGTTTAGTACGTGAAGCTAAAGATCATCTAGCCAAGGTTAAATCCAAGTTTATCCAAGACGCAACACATGTTGTCGCAGAAACCGTTGACAAAGGTCTAAAGTCAGAAATTAGTCAATTAAAAGAAGACATTGATGCGGCTCGCAGAAATGACTTTGGTCGTAAGTTGTTTGAATCATTCGCTAGCGAATATCAATCAAGTTACTTAAATGAAAAGTCTGAGACTGCAAAACTATTAAAAGTAGTTGAGTTAAAAGATAAGCAATTAGCCGAAGCTAAAGCGCAGGCAGCAGAAAAAGCAAAACTAGTAGAAAGCAAAGACGCTGAAATTAAAGTTGCTAAAAATACTGCACAGCGTAAAGAAATTATGAATGAATTACTCGGTCCTTTAAACAAAGGTCAAAGAGAAATCATGTCAGACTTACTGGAATCTGTACAAACCGAAAAACTGCACAAGTCTTTCGATAAGTACATGCCAAGCGTTATCGCAGGGAACACACCAGTGAAGGAAACCAAGGCAACACTTACAGAAGGCACACATATTACAGGCAATAAGACAAATAATGACACTAATGCAAGCGTAGATTCAGCAAATAACGTTGTTGAACTCAAAAGACTTGCAGGATTGAAATAAGGAGAAAATAATGTCAGAACTATTTGAGAGTCGCTGGCAGGATACCAAAAATGCACTTCTTGAAGGCCTTGAAGGCAACAAGAAAGCTGTAATGGGTGTTACTCTAGAAAATACTAAAAGGTATTTGGCAGAGAATGCGACAGCAGGTGCAACTTCTGCAGGTAATGTTGCTACACTAAACAGAGTTATCCTTCCGGTAATTAGACGAGTTATGCCAACTGTTATCGCCAACGAATTAGTTGGTGTACAGCCCATGACAGGTCCAGTGGGTCAAATCCACACACTAAGAGTACGCTACGCAGATTCATTTGATGATGTAACTGCTGGTGAAGAAGCTCTATCACCATTCAAAATTGGTGTTGGCTACAGTGGCGGCGGTTCTACCGACAAAGCTGATGCAACAGCAACACTTGAAGGTGCCGCTGGTAAGAGAATGTCTATCCAGATCTTAAAGCAAACAGTAGAAGCAAAAACCAGAAAGCTATCAGCTCGCTGGACTTTTGAATCTGCTCAAGATGCACAAGCCCAACAAGGCATTGACATCGAAGCTGAGATCATGGCAGCTCTTGCACAGGAGATTACAGCTGAAATCGATCAAGAAGTACTTGCTTCTTTACGTTCACTAGCTGGAACTGCTGAATCAGACGTACAATACGATCATCTGTAAGTGGTACTGCCACTTTCGTTGGCGATGAGCATGCGGCACTAGCTGTTATGATCAACCGTGTTGCAAACAAGATTGCCGCTCGTACACGTCGTGGCGCAGGTAACTATGCAGTGGTTTCACCATATGCATTGACTATCCTACAGTCCGCAACAACTTCTGCGTTCGCAAGAACAACTGAAGGTACATTCGAAGCACCAACTAACACTAAGATGGTTGGTACATTGAACGGCGCGATGAAAGTCTACGTTGATGCATACGCATCAGACGCAACTGACGTACTAGTTGGATACAAAGGATCAAGCGAATCAGACGCACCAGCGTTCTACGCTCCTTACATTCCTCTAATGTCAAGTGGTGTTGTGTTAGACCCAGCATCATTCGAGCCTGTCGTATCATTTATGACACGTTACGGATATGTTGAGCTATCAAACGTTGCTTCTTCACTTGGTAATGCCGCTGACTACTTAGGTAGAATCAGTATTGCCAATGTAAGCT